CAACACCGCCAGTAGTTGTACCGTTAAAGTTAATAAAGTCATCACTTGCACCAGCAACGAAGCCACGGGCTGCGTCTGTTGTATCAGTATCAATAGACAATACAGCGCCTACATACTTATCTGTGCCGTCAGTACCAATCTTCAAGGAAGAAGTAGAGATTGTGGTTGGAACCCAAATGGTGTACACCACGCCTTCATTGTTGGCGGTGCTTGGATCTTGACCAGGACCGGAAGTGGTTGGGTTTGCAGATGCGTTAATGGTTGGTAAAGTTAAAGTTAAAGCAGCCGCTAAAGAACCACCTATAGAGATAATACGTCCACCATGAGCCTCTGGGCTTAATGTGGTGTCGGTTGTAATTTCAACAATAGTCGCTGGACCTTGTTGATAAATGCCGCCCAATGAACGAATTGGACCTTGGAATGTGGATCGTGCCATGTTAATTCTCCATACAAAGTAAGCCTATTAATCGTGTATGCGTCTGCTGGGACAGTTTAATAAGCTGGTTTCCCAGTTTTGTAAATCTTACTACAAATAAAACAAAAAAGGGGGTTTTTGGCCCCCTTTTCATTACGCTCCTGGTGAACCAAACATTCCGAGTGGATCAGACCAGCCAAACGAATAACGCTCACGAGACTTGTAACGTACGTTACCAGTATCGAAGTCGCCGTCCATTGAGTTAGCCAAAGGCATACGCTCAAAGTGCTTCATTCCGTTAGGTACATCAGTACATAAGAACCAAGCATTGGTGTCGGTCAAATAGTGGTTAATTGCGTAACCTTCTGGGATCGAACCATTGTTCTTCAATGCGTTGATGTCGTTGTCAGTGGTACCAACACGGAGGTTAGTCTCAAGTAAACGAGTTGCAACGAACTGAAGTGCTGGTGGGATGACCAACTTACGGGGCATTGCTGCGATGAGCAAGCCGCGCTCGTCTGTCCAAGCTGCGATTTGAATAACTGCGTTTTCCAACGAAGTCTCATTCAAATCAGAGTTAGTGGAAGGACGATTGCTGTTAGTACCACCAGAAACCAACGGATGTGCAGTAGAGAACAGAGGTACACCATCACCGCCGTAATACTGGGCAGAGTTGGTAAAGCCGTTGTTCAATACAGCCGCAGATTTAACCTGCTTGGTGTAAGCCATAGCACGAGCCAAAGCCTTGGTATAACGACCAGAGAGGCTGTCATACAAGTTATCTTCAATCGCTTCTTCAGTGATTGAGAAACCTAAAGCAATAGTTTCGTGGTTATAACGTGCTGTAAAAGCTTCTTGTGCATTGTCATAAGCGATGGCAGAACCTTCGTTTTTGACTGGTGCAGCAGAAAAGCCGGACAGCTTGGTTTCTTCTTCAAAACTACGTTCTGATTTCTCAGTTTCGTAGATCTCTTTGTGCTCTTCGCCGTAACGCTTGTACTCTAAACCGAACAAAGCGTTTAAGCCTGGGAGCAACTCTTTCAGTAGTTGTGCACGTGAAATAGCCATTTTTTAAGCTCCTTATACGCCAGTTGAGTTGTTGTACTGATGCATAGTTGCATTTATCTTTACGATAAACTCAACAAATGTGTCAGCGCCAGTTGCTGTTTCTCTTACCACATCAATAATGCGGATAGGTAGAGTATTAGTAGTAGCTTGCGTACCTTCATCAATTGCTACAGCGGAGTTACCAGTAACGGTAGATCCAGCGTTTTGAATTAGAGCAATGTTATTGCCAATGGCGGAAATGCCCATGCCAGCAACAGTTGTACCTGAAGAACAAGAAACTACTTGAAACAGCGTATCAGGATCGTCTGCAACTACAGCGAAAATTTTACTTCCCGAAGCAATTGCTTGGCTGGCTGGATAATACTGTTGTTGCTGTACTTGACCAGTTGACTGGTTAGTAAAACTTACACCTAAAAATACACCGCAAGGCGTAGCTGTAGTTGTGCCAGTATCTTTTTCAATCGTTCCATCAGAAATACGTTTTACTAAATCGCCATAAAAAATACTAGTAGCATAGCCACTTGCAATTTCCATCTGACGAGTTGCTCCCGCAAAGACTTGACCGCCAATTAAATTGACTGGTTTTAGTCCGTACGGTTTATCTACAGTAGGATAAGCCATATTAAACTCCTAAATTAAGAATTACCATCACCAAACCCACGTCCTTTAGTTGTTGTGCTCTTACGCTCAGCAAACAAAGGCATATTTGGGTTGCTATTTTTCATAAAGCTGTTGTCTACAGATTCCATTTGTTGTTGAGCTTTTTTCTCAAAATAGTCTCTGCGGGCTTCAGCCATCTCTTTTGGTTTCTTGCATAAAAGCAATCCACCGATTTCTACGTTCCCATCCTTGTTAGCTTCAATTTGCAACTCTGGATAGTCCTCTGCCTTACATGGCACCCAGTGATCACGGAATCTCTGCGACACGTTAGTGTGGTTAGATTGTCCTGCGATCGCTATTGCAACCCAGTGAAACTCATAATCTGGATCTGGTGCTGGATCTGGCAAAGAGCTCGGCGGTTTGTAAACATACCGAGTTGGGTTTTTTTCGCGTGATTCTTGTTCACGATTTGTGCGGTTATTAGCCATTTTGAGCCTCCAATTTTAAAATTTCCTGAGCATATTGTTTGTGGGATAAACCATACTTCTCTGCAAGACGAGCTTGCGTAGTCGTTAGTTTGATTACCTTCTTAGCACCCGAAGAACGGGTGGCAGAAGCCACAACATTCGCAGGTTTTTTAGTCGGCTCAGCCTTAACCGGGTTAGCGCTCTTTATGTCACTAAAGACTTCTGGGAACACTTGCTTCAAGCGACCGTCGACACGATCGAAATATTCGTCTGAGCGGGGGTCTACCCCGGTAGCAACTAATTTTTGGTGCAGCCCTAGTGCAAAGGCCGTCATTTCTTCGTATCCCGGAGATCCAAACCACTGGTTTTTTGCTTGCCAGCGCAAGGTTTTATCATCAAGTTTGGGGGCTTCGGGAGCCGTTTGATACGTTTGTACTGCATTTTCTGAATTTTGTAAAGAGGTTGGCTTGAAATTTTTTGCACTTTCAAGTTTCATCTTTGCATCAGTCAAATTTTCTTGAGCTTCAAGCATGGCATCAGAGTCATAAGACTCTTGTGCTTCTTTAAACTTGCGTCTCGCCATCTCCATCTCTGCTTCAGCTTTAGCCTGTAGCGTTTCCTGATATGTCGTTTCGCCTGTTTTTACATACTCTTTGAGCCTGCGGTTCTCATCCAAAATCTGTTGAGTTAGCCGCTCAAGTTCAACTTTTTCACGCAAAGCCTCTTCTTTAGCCCGTCTTTCGTCGTGACGTGCGTGGGTGAGTTCTTTAATCCGTGCCTGTGCTCCCTTGGTATAAGACTCAATTTCTTCATCCGTTGGGTCTTCAACCTCTCGGTCTAAGGGCTTGGCTCTGCGGTCAATTTCAGGGGTATCGTCCTCAATCTCAATGTCTACATCGGATTCCGCCGATACATCAATATCAATTTCGGTGTCGGCTTGCGTCTCTTCTTCTGCTTCGTGAGGAAACTTAAATTCGTCATTATCTGGCATATTTTTCTCCTGTTAAACGCGGGAAATTCCGCGTGGGTCTTCGACTGTTGCTTCTACTTGATCATCATTAATCAAGCGGAACTCTTTGCCGTGGATTTTGATCCGTGTCCCGGTATACGGACGGGTAATAACGAAGTCGCCTTCCTTACACCAAGCCCCTTCTGGAAACTTATCTGGATCATATGCGGTGGGTCCGATTTTGATGACAAACAACACTGGGGAGGTTAACTCCTCAACCTGCTTGGTCGCATCGGCTTTTACAAGACCACTTTCATAAGTATCGTCAGGATCAATCAAAGCACACAGCAACCGCCAGCCTTTTGGCTCTGGTAGCGCTTTTGCCTTAACTTCTGCTGATTCGTACTCTGAATCCACTTCTGGGGCTTTTACACCCGGCGGCAGGATTAATTCATTCTCCGGAACTGCTATAGCTTCACTCATCGTTAGCCTTCTCTATGTTGTCAGCGAGGTCAATTAAATGCCGCTCTGCGTAGGCTAGACCTCGAATCACCCCGCAAAGTTCCTTATACGACGCATGGTCAATGCACTGCCCACTAGCCATGTCGTCTGTAAAGTTGTTCATGTCCAAACGAAGTTTTTCTCTTAGCGCTTGGGCAAAACTCATTGTTTCTAGTTGCATGTATTACTCCTTCATTTTTTTCATCATTTCAAGTTGTTGTTTTAACTGCATATTTTCACGATTCTTGGTCATATCTTGGCTGATTTTCACCATGTCAAGCTGTGCTTTAGCCTCGATTTCCTGCTTCTTCATGGCTAGCTCGTCCATCTTGGCAGCCCCATCCACCTGTAGTTTCTGGGCTTTGAGCTGCAACTCTTGCTTCTTAAGCTCAAGTTCTTGCATCTGCATCTGTAGGACTGGATCTTGTGCGTTCTGCTGAGCTTGTTGTTGAGCAGCCATTGCTTGGGACTCTGCCAATACCTGCGGTGCGGCTTCTGCCATGAGACGGCTGATTTCTTTCTCCATCTCATCTGGTAGATCATCTTCTGAGCTAGGCAGTGCAACGCCGAGGGCTAGTTCTATTTTGTTTCTATACGCATAACCCACGTGTTCAGCAATGTGTGCTTGCATGGCGGACTGTATAGCCTGCGCCATGGGGTTCTGCCCAATAAGTTGCTGTACGATGGGATCTTGCATCGCCATCTGGTGTACCTTGATGTGTGCTTCGTGGTCTTGGTACGAGAAGGCCTTTAAGGGTTTACCCTTAAGAACGTTTTGATTTTCTGTTACTGGGTCTTTTGGTTTCTGGTCTTCTTCCAACGGCACCAACTTATTTGCATGTTTAATACCCAACACTTCCAGCATTTGACGATGTAAAACCGGAAGATTGTAAATCTGTGGAGCCATCTGCGCCAATTGAATGACAGCTTGGTACTGAACGACTCTTTGGGAAAGGGTAGCTGCATTTGGGTCTGAGACGGGAAGCACTTCAACATTGCTATAGTCCGCCTTCTTCGCACGCGCTGTTCCGTCTTCTGGCTCGTAAGTGTATTCGTCATCTGTGTAGTCTCTGATAATTGCAGCTAGGAGTTGTAGTTCCTGCTTCATCGAATAGTGTACACGGGCTTGGACAGCCGACATCACTTTTAACGTCCGCTCCAGAATCGCCAACGTTGTACCAACTGGCGCTTGGTTAGACATATCGGCAATCTTCATATCCGAAGTAGCCGCAAAGCGTCTACCTTCCTCAACGATCTTGTCCATCAACCCCGACAGAACCATCGAAGGCTCTTTATACGGCAAGGGCAGGATGTTATCTCGAATATTGCCACTACCCAGATCTACGTCACGGAACTCTCCCGGACTAATCGGCGTGTCGTCCCCCTTGATGCGTAAACCTCTGGCTTTTAACCCACCGGGCAGGTTTGATAGCGTACCTGCGTCAACCAACTGCCTCATTATGGATGTTGCTGACTTCGCATAACCACCGATCAGGTGGAACAAACCAAAGCCATATGCCCCATATCCAGGGATGTACTGGTAGTGCACGAAGTGGTGACGCTTTAACTTCAGTGGGTCTTCTTCTTTCCAATTACGGCGAATTGCCAAGACCTCGTCCGTGCCACGGATCATCGTAACCACATATGGCAGAGCAATACCTGTTGGCTCGCCGTCCTTATCTTTGTCCTCGTAGCCAGGAATATCCAAGTCAACGTGCGACTCATAAATCTCAAAGCGGTCGTCATAAGACGCCGAGAACCCAGTCTCTTTATCCTTGCGTTCTTGAATATCACTGGTAAACCGGCTAGGCTCGCCTAGCTCAACGTCTCGATAAAACCCTGCATTCATGAGCTTTAACAAGTCGTTCTTGTTTTTGCGCATTACGTGAGTAATGCGATGGCAGGTGTTAATTTCGGAGACGCCGTATGGCAGGATCACATCTTCTGCTGGGATAAATATGGATACTTGGCGCTCTAGGCTTGGGTCGTAATAAACTTTTTTGAAGGCGGATCCGGCTGACGGTAGGTTCCACAACATCTTCTCGTGCTCAGGGCGGTACTCAGACATTTTCTCCGTAAGCTGGTAGTTCATGTCCTCTTCAACACGAGTCGCCGCTTCTTTTTTCTCTGGCGTTTCTTTACCAACTATCTGTGTACGTACAGGGCCCCTTGCCGGAAAAGTCTCCATGATGGTGTCTGACTGGAACCGCACCACCGCTTCTGTAATCATTGGATGGAACACACCACATGCGCCGTCCCATGGCTCTGTTCTTTCCTCAAACTTTAAGCCCAGTAGCGTAATACCGTCCTTATACATCTGCTCCCAGTCTTTGCGAGAAGCTAGGTCGTTACTAATATCCTCAGCTAAATCGCCTGCTAAAGACTGAATAGTTCCCTCATCTAACACATCCGCTAAGTTTTCATTAAAGTCACCCTCGCCATCACCTTGGCGCATTTCAAGGATTTCTTGTCCTTCAATGCTTAGCTTTACTGATTCTGGGTCCTCGATCTCAATCTCAATATCGGGTTCTTGATCTAATCCGGCAAATCCCTCTGGGGCTGCGTATAAACTTTTTTCAATGCTCATGATTTTTTCCTTAAAGCCATGTTTGTTTTTGGGTTGTAGCCGAAAGCGCTTACTGGCTTGCCAGTACGTTTTGAAGCTCGGTCTTTAGCCCGCTCTTCTGCCGTCATGCTGTTTCTTTCTTCACCTTTTTTGGTGTAATTGCCTTTGTCATCTATCATACCGCGCCCCATCAATACAGCACGTGCGGTAGCTTCTGGATCTTTAGGTGGGCTTTTTTGCGTACGCATCTGCTCTGTTAACCGTTCTAACAAAACGCCTTTGCCCATAAACTTTTGCGTTGCCATTAGTTTCCCTAGTAGTACGCCGCTTTTCTGCGGTATTTATATAAAAGATCATCGTCTCTCTCGTCTGTCTCAAGGCTAATAAACCCACCTTGCCGATAACGCAAAAGCGCCTGGGTTGTAGTATCCACGTAATCGTCATGTTCGCCAACTGGAAACGATGCAACTTCCTCAATCACCTCACGTGCCCAGCGTGTATCTGGCGCCCACACTTTGCCACTTGTAAACAAATCAGCAACCGCATTCAAACGCACCATTTTATCGTTACCCCGTGATGGGCTGAACTCTTGTACTGGTATGCCGATGCGACGTAGTTCTTGAATTAACGGGCTACCCGCTGCTTTTTTTTCCACAATAAACGCATCTGGGTTCCACTCTTTGTAGTGCTTGAGTGCCGTCGCTTTTAATTCCGGGAAGGTCATACGCTCTTTGAAAGCGTCAAGCAGGATCAGGTTTGGGCTGTTCTTGTCCTCGTTGTTGTACCAAACGCCCCAAGTAGTACAAGCGCTGTAGTCGCTAGATGTCTTTACCTCGTGTGCTGTATCCCAAGACTGAATCACGTAATCACATGTGGGTGGGTCTTCTGCTTCCCAGATCCGCCAGTCTTTTCGGCTTACTAGTGCACTCATGTCACTAGTGGGGTTTTGCATGTACTGCGCATTCCAAAACCGTGGGTCAATGGACGCCTTAGTATTTTTTAACGCCTCTAGGTTCCACTGTGCAGGCCAAAGCGATTTCTCTTTTTCCGTGCCTTCATCCATGATGGCTGGCAACTGTACGATTTCCCAAGGTATGGTTTCTGGATTTTTAATCTGATAGTCAATTAAACGCCCTGTCAGATCCAACAACGACCACCTTGTCATAATGACAATAATCGCACCACCCGGCATGAGACGCTGTAAGGGTCCGGTTTGAAACCAACTCCACGCATTGTCAAACGCCAAGCGGCTATTCGCCTTCATGTCTTGTTCAGAATGTGGGTCGTCAATAACAAATAGGTCAGCACCGCGACCTGCCAAAGCACCACCGACACCAGCAGCGTAATACTGACCGCCAGCACCAGTAGACCATTTCCCCGCCGCTTTCTGGTCGTCTGCCACCACGGTGTTTGGGAAGACTTCTTGATATTCTTCGGATTCAATTAAGTTCCTTACTCGTCGACCAAAGTCTTCCGAGAGAGACGCGGTATGGGTACCCATGATGATTTTCTTTTCTGGGTAGTTACCCAAAAAGTACGCTGGGAACAGGTAGCTGGAGAACTCCGACTTACCCATACGGGGGGCAATATTAATAATCACCCGCTTTTTCTTGCCGTCTACGACGTCTTGGAATATTTTGGCTAGTTTTTTGTGATGGGGTCCCACTTTGAACCCCGGATATACACGTTTTGCAAACGCTATCGGGCTCTTTTTTGCCATTTTGAGCCGATGCCTATGTTCTTTTTGCGTTAACTCGTCTAAAAAGACAAGTTTCTCGTATTTGTTCATGTGCTTGAGCGCTTTTTGCGCTGCAAGCGCCTCTTCTGGGGTCATGAACTCGTAGTTCATTCTTTTTCCTCGACATCGACGATGTCAACGACGCCCATATAGCGCCCCAGTTTCTCTTTGATGCGAGCATCTAGCTCTTCGTCTGATATTTCTTCGTTTTTAATAGTAACTCTGTCTGTAAACAGCGCCACTTCCGTGACCTTGCCCAGCAACTCTAGTGCTTTTAAGCGTACCTTGGCGTCGGGGTGGTCGGTTTCTTTTACTATTTTTGCCACACTCATACTGCGTAGCTCTTCTGCCTGCTCGATAAACTTCCACTGGTAGGCTGTCACCATCCCAACGGCTGACTTTATCTCTTCTGGTAGATCGAGGGTTAATAGTTTTTGTTTTGCCTTGGGGTCGGCGGTGACTAGGGCGTTAAATGCGTCTGTGGTTTTTTCTTCTTGGGCTTCAGTCAGTATCTCGTCGTCTTCTTCGGTAAGACTCTTTAACCACTGGCTGGTTTTGTGCTGTGCGGAGAGGGTCTGCGCTGGAGTTGCTTCGTCTAAAGGGGCAAAGTCGGAGTCGCCTGACAAAATGTCGGGGATGAAGTCTGCTGCCTTTGCTGTTACCAGGTGCTCCAAAAACATCGTGTGTCTAATCTCCTTTGGTTGCGTGGGAAAACACGGGGTACTGCTGACACGGTTACACGGAGTGTAACCGGTTTTTATTTAGTGTGTAAAGTTTTTTAGGTATACTGTTCTTGCCGCAGTCTTTTCCTTCGTTTGGGCTGCGGTTCCTTTCGTGGGTTCACACTCACCTTGCGCCCCCGGACTCCTTGCCGGGGGCTTTTTTCTGTATACTGACTTTGCTCTTCACGTGAGCAGGGGGTGGTGGCGTTTTAGCTTCACATACTTGGTGTCACTGCCCCCACCTACCCAATGTCTAATATTTGACATAACTCCCCTATTTTTTTACAAAATTTGACAGTTTTTTATTTTGCGGCTAACGAACAGTGTTGCTGTACCGTCGTCGTCACGCCCGTCAAACGGGTTGGTGGGTATCGGGTGGGGTTTGGCAAACAGCATAATGGAGTTCTCCACAACAGGTTGTGGTATACTAGAGTTGTCAGGTAAGCAAATTACTTGATTCGTTGCCGAGCCGAACTGCTCGGCTTTTTTATTGGAGTTGATTATGTTAGTTAAACAGCAAGCCGTTGTGCAGAACTTCTGCACCAAATTGCAATCACACCTTGATTCAGGTGTAGCCCTCAGGGAAGCACTCAACAAGGTCAAGCCGTTGTATAACACCGCAACGCCTGAGCAACAAGTTGCCATGAGGGATTCAGTTGCACAAGTCATTGGCAAGTTCAAGGGTGTCAAGCCCAAACGATTGGAGAAAGGTGCATACAAAGGCTACCTCGGCTTTGACGCACATGGCTCTGACGCTGAGAATCAGGCTCGGACTATGTTGCAATACTACTTCCCCATCACCATCAAGCCTAAGAAGGGTAGTTCTCCGCAACCCGTTGCGAAACAGGTTGATGAAGTTACCGAGTTGCTCAAGAAGTTGTATAGCCTGAGTAAGAAAGAGCAAGAACGCTTTCACCTTGCTTATTCAAACGACAGAAAGGCTCGTGCGAAGTAATTGTGCAGAACTTCTGCACAACACATTTGACAGAAATTACAGGGCAAGCCGAGCGGGCGAGGTCGCAAGGCGGTTCTGTTTTCTGTCAAACCTATTGAAGTAAACCACAAAAGGAGTAATACCATGTATCAAATCAGAATCGAGCATCAATGTGCAAGCCGTTGGTATAAAGCAGAAAGCCAATTAGATGCAATGGAGTTGTTTGACCTGCTTACCAAGACCTGCGGTTTTGTTCAGGTATGGAACGGCGACACGCTGTTAACCGAATATAAAAACTAAGGAGTATCACCATGTTAGAAAAGAAACAGGAGTTTTATCAGTATGTGCGTAGTTTCTACGGGCAAGGCGAGATATACGATTTAGGTGTATCGGACTTTGTTATCAAAAGGGCGTGTGATGTTGTGAGGCACAACCCACGCTTTGAAGGCGACACTCTTGACCGAGAGAAAGTCAGAGCCATCATTGAATACTCAAGAAAGGGCTAATCATGCTAACCAAAGAGCATTGTGCATTACTTAAATCAGTAAAGACTGTGCAGGCTATTGCACAGAAACCCAAAGCAGTAGAAGCACCCAAGCCCATATCCATGGGCGAAGCCTTTAAGCAGTTCAGCGTTACCGAGTATCAACGCAGTAAATTCAACTAACCAACGAAGGAGTAATACCATGAAAGCATCAACATTTATCAGTAAGTATCCTGTATCCGCTATCGCAGGCGGTGCTGTTATCGAGGACACAACCACAGGGCAACCTGCCTACATTTTCATTAGTGCGGAGAGTGCGGGTAAGTTTTGGGCAAAGGCATACAAGCGTAACCCCAACCTATCCATGGCACAAGTGAAGGCACGCCTGTTTGACTACCTATCCGAGAAGAAAGTCTTGCGTGATGTGTGGTCTGTTTGACTGTTGTGCAGAACTTCTGCACAACAAATTGTGGAGAACAGGGGTTTTTAGGGTGCTTGACAATAGTCTACCTTTTAAACCCTAGTGGACACCTAGTAGCCACCCGCAAACCCTTGTGCGTTATGGCGGTGTCCACTTTGCAACCTACCTATATATATAAATATAGATTATCTTTATCTAATAATAAGTAATAAAGAAATTGGATACCTGCCAAACTGAGAAAAAAACTTAGTCTAAAAGTCCTCCAATTTTCGTATATAGGTAGGTTGCAACTGTGTTTAACTGTGTTACTATAAGGCGTAGAAGGTGGCAGGTAGTCCGCCACCATGCGTATAAAAGGTGGACAATTGTCTAGCAAAACCAAAACTTGCACCCATTGTGGTGAAATAAAACCGCTTAATGCGTTCAAAAGACGGCTCACGAAACGGCAGAGTTGTGCACTCCTGCATCGGTCATCAATCAAACAAGGCTTGGTGGTCGACAGCGTGCGGTGCAGAACTTGTTGGCTCATGACCAAAAGCAGAAAGCCCATGAACAAGAAGCAAATCAGAAACAAGATTAACTCAGGCGACATCAAGCGGGTGCTAGGTGAAATCATGCTTAAAGAAATCGACAGGACAACCCCATTAAAGCGTAGCCGAGTGATGAAAGAAGAATGGCAAAAGCGTAAGACCTCATGGGTCAAGACCTTGAACGATAACTTACAGCAACAGGTTGCCAAGTATAAGAACAGATACTACGCATATAAAACCTTTGTGCAGAAATCCTGCACAAAAACCACACAACACGCCATGCTAGAACAGCATAGGCTGAACTACGAACAGGCAATACAGATTAAGAAACGCCTGATGGACAGAGCCAAGGCAGGCGAGAAGATTGAAGTTGATGTGCAGATCGTGATGTATTTTAAAAAGGAGAGTGTGTGATAAACATAAAGGCGGTTGGTATTAGGAAGTTACGGCAGTTGCTTGTGGAGTTAAAACTAGGTGGTGTGGGCGTAAAAGACCTATACCTGATACGCAGTATTGAGAACGAAATTACAAGGAGAACCAAATGAAAATAGCATGGTGGACTATTGAAGTGGAGTGGGAAGACGGCACTCGTGAGAAGGTAAGCGAGATACCACAATGGGTTGCCAACCCCGTAGATGAATTTTTAACAACGCTTGAAGAAGAAAAAAATGGTAGTAATTAAGTTGTACCGCAAGCCCGACACGCCTGAGTTCTTTAGGCTAGTTGGGTTTGATAAAGACATGGGGTTATTGCTTAACTACCCCATTGAAGTGCCTGATGTTAAGCGTGTGGCTCGTTGGGTCAAGCCTAGCGAGGTGTTTATTGATTGGATACGGGAGGTGCGTAATGGATAGTGATGTAGATTCTTTTTGGGGTATGGCTTCAGAAATTGATGCAGGGTTCATGTCACACATGGGCAAGCAAACCTATGCCTTTGGCGATTTAAATGAGCAGGAAATCATTGAAGCATACGCTTCGTTGTTTAGTTATCACATTTAAAGGAGGTGTGTAATGAGTTGGTTCGATAAGTTTGGGTGGGTGCTAGTTGTATTGGCATTGATAATGCTTCTCGCACAGGTAATTAGGTATTTTGTTTTTATGTAGTTAAAGCGGAGAGAATTCTCTCCAACAAGTAGCACAAACCCATTGACAAGGAGGAAGTATGAGTTACATGATTGAGTACGAAGGCTTGAAGTTTGACGAGTTTGAGTTTAGAAAAGACTTGCCATACATCATTAATACCTTGACCACACCCGAACCGCATGAGCAAGACGATAGCGAAGAGGCGTGGGAATTAGCCGAGCAAAAGCACATTAGTTTGGTTGCTTGGAAAAAGAAGTACAGCGAAGAACTAATAGACAAGGTTGAAGAATCGCTAGATGACTTTGTGAATAACTTTTGTGATGCGTTTTTAGATGAGTGA